CAATGCCTCTGATAACAATACAGACCGTTTAGTTACTGTTTGCATTACACTGGCAACATCTTCTGCTGCCTCTGTTACTGTTTCTGCTGCATCAGAAGACTCATCCTCAAAAAATCCAAGTGTGCCAAAAAAGCGTTTTAATTCATTTTGCCAACTACGAAATGTACCTGCAATCCTTTCTGCTTCTTCTTCTCCTAAAATAGCCGATGCTAGCTTTCCAATTACACTAATCAATCCATCAAAGAGCGAGAATAAACCATTAATCAACATCTGCGGAATATTATTTATCACATTGCCTAAGCTTTTGATCAATCCGCCTTGCTCAGATATAGCTGCACTCAAATCTGGAAAAACCATGCCAAGTATACCGCCACCATTATTACCATCAACAATACCTCCAGCTTTATACCCAGGCACACCCATTTTCCTAAACCACGCAGCTACAGCTAAAAGCCCTTTACGCCAAACAGTTCCCGGAATTACCGCCTCACCAGGAGCTAAAAGTGCAGGAATTTGATCAGGACCACCAATGCCAGGCAAAATTCCTCCCTGCTGAAAAGCAAATTTTGCCTGTATATTCTTTAAACCCTGCTGAATCTTACCTAAGCCTTTTTGTGAAAATTCGATTGTTGTTTTAACCGTATCACCTACCCAATTTGCACCTTTCTCCAGCCAATCCCATAATTTGCCAAGTGCTTTAAACGTCCATTCCCACGTTGTTTTCAAACTTCCACCGATCCAAGGAATCGCTTTATCAATCAGAAGATCCCATAACTTGCCCAATCCTTCTATTATCCATTGCCATTGTGTTACTATCATTTTTCCGATAAATGGTAAAGCTGTATCTATAAGCCAATTAAACAAGACACCCAATGCCTTAAATTCCCATGTCCATATTGTAGACAAAACTTTCCCTAACCAAGGAAACGCTACATCTTTTAGCCATTCCCAGAATTTACCTAAAACATCAATTGACCAATTCCATGCTGTTGCAAACGCCTTTCCAATTAGCGGCAGTGCAACATCTTTAAGCCACTCAAAAAATGGACCCAATGCCTCAATTGTCCAGTCCCATGCGGTTTTAGCAGTCTTTGATAACCATGGCCAAGCTACATCTTTTAACCATTCCCAAAATTTACCAAGTGCCTTAATCGACCAATTCCATACCGTTTTGATTGTCTTAGCTCCCCACTTAACAATCGCATCCAAAACAGGCTTTATATACTTCTCCCAGACATTGGTAATAATATCCCTTATGCCAAACCAGTTGTTTTTCCATGCCATATAGAATAACGCCAAAGCACCAGCTATAAGACCAAACCATAATATTGTGCTTGCCGACCTCTCGCCAATTACATCACCAACCATTGAGATCGCAGCTTTGACGCCCGTTAAAACATTGCTAACGGTTTTAAATACGCCTAATGCTACCGAAAAGACTTTGGCCATTATACCAAAAACCGCAACAACGCCCAAAATTGTCGCAGTTAAAGCCACCCAGCGTTTGATATTACTCATTTGTTCCTGCGATAAATTCTTGAACCAATTTACACCTTTATTGACCCATTCTAAAACAACACTTATTGCAGGCAAAAACTGTGCAACCAACTGTCTACCCGCTGAAGTTACACTATCTGCCGTTGATTTAAGCTGCCTGTTAAAATCCGTAAAATCACTTACCGCAGTATCGCTCATTACAACGCCTAGATCTCTAGCCTCTTGCCTCATCCGGTTAATTTCCGCCTCGCCCGCAGTCAAAAGCGGAATGATATTTTTGCTCTCTTCACCAAAAATCTTCATCGCTAATGCATTTCTTTCTGTTGCATTATTAACCCTAGATAAAGCTAAAAGCATATCAGAAAAAACATCATTTATACTGCGAAGTTGACCAGATGAATCTCTCGTATTTACTCCTAAATAATCAAAAGCCCTCGCCATTGCTGAACTTGCCGATTGTGCCTCTAATACTTTCTGGCTAAGCGATTGAGTTAATTTCTGCAATGAATTAAACTCAACACCTGTCTGCTTTGCCACATACTGCATTTCCTGCACTTCAGATATTGTCATACCTGTCCTGTTAGCCATTATCTGAAGTTGTTGAGCATACTGCCCAACATTTTTTACTCCAACTGTTATAGCCCCTGTTAATGCAGAAAAAGCAAGACCAGCTTTTACACCAGTCTTGCTTACTTTATCCAACTGCTTTTGCACCTTATCTATTCGGGCATTAAACTGTTCAATTTGTTTCTGGGCGTTTTGCAATGGTTTGGTAAATCCTGATGTTTGTGCTATTAAATTAGCTGTTAATGTTCCAACACTTGCCATTTTAGCCCCTCCCACCAAAAGTTTTGCCAGATCCCTTCACTGCTGCTTTTGCTTTTGCTATAGCCTGCTGTTTTGCTCTTTCCTTTTCTTTCCAATAAAAATAGCCAGCCCATCCAACAAATTCACTAGCTGGCATCTCATCAATTTCTGATAATGTTTTGCCTAACACTTCTGCAAGCTGATATCGGAAAAGAAGTTCAGGATCACTTACTAGTTTTTTTCTACTTCCTCTACATTTTCACCAATCATTTCCAACGCAGGTTTGGCTAATCTATCAAATACGCTGCTTGGCAACGACAACAACAAATCATGATCCGCAACATCAAACAATCTCTCTCCTGTTTCCGCATCATACGTGCAATATATTACCGCCCACACCTGCAATTCCGCATGATCAATTTCTGTTTCTTGTGTTCTTTTAATCTTTGTCGCAGCTTTGAAAATCTCGCCTCTTTGCCTTGCATTAGGTTCTTTAATCATTACATTAAAGGCTTTACCATCTTCTGTTTGTATCTCTACAAGATGCTGCTTATATCTGCTTGTACTTGTCAAAAAATAATCTCTGATTGGATTACTTCTCTTAATCTCTGTCATCTTATAACCTCCCCATATTATGCCTTTAAATTAAGGGCTTACCAGCTCAATTAACATCTCACCATCTGATTGCCAACTTACACTTGTTTCAACCGCACCTTCCACTGCTGCCAATAACTCCTGACTTTCCAACACCACATATAAAGCAAAAAACTCTGGATCATCCTTATTCGCCCAAAGTTCCAAAATCAAAGGTTTTTGCGTAAGCAACCTTTCAGTAAAAAGATTGTTCACATTATAAAATCCCGATACTGTACCACTGATGCTGCCTATATTCGGCAGTCTTTCCCTCCATCCATCACTCTCAAATACGGTAACATCTACCATTTCTCGTTCAATATTGAGCGTAAATTCCCGACACTCAACTGCTGTCACAACTGTAACAAACGCACCTGATACTTCTACCACATCCAATGGATCTAAAGGCTCATAAAAATAAATCCTGCCTCCTGCATGTTGTACACGATAGTTATTAGCAGGAACAAAATTGCCATTGACACTGACCACAACCTGAACATCACGATCCCAATAGGCTTTAGTTCGATCATCTATCGTATATATGGTATTTGTGATATCTGCTGTCGTTGCCTCATCTGTGAAAGATGTACTTGTTATTGACATGATATTAATTTTCGCATGTTTGCCAGCAAACGCCATCAATAACCCTCCCTTCGCCAGATTATTGCTGCATTAAATTATTAGCTTGATACAACAATCTGACCAGTTGACTGCAAGGTTATTGAAACTGTTACCGCACCTTCAACCGCTGCCGATATCTCAAAACTCTCAACATACGCATCACATATAAATCCAGATGTTGCGGTATTAACATCTGCCAGCACTTTAACATCTTCAACTAAAGCTTGAGTTAATAATGCTGTCCTTAACGCTGCCTGACCATTAGTATCTGAAGGAACATAAAACCCTGATATTGTGATTGTCGCATCTCTAAGGTTCAATAATCTTTCTCGCCAGCCACCCGAGTCAAAACTGCTGATATCAACAATTTCACCATTGATTGTAAATGTCGCCTCATTAATTTCCTGAACTAGATTATTTCCGATATAAACCCCTGCGTGCTTTCCCGGGAATGCCATAATTTATCTCCCCTTTCTCATTGTTCAATTCCTTTTGTTTTTGATACTCTCTAAGCGTCTTGATTGATCGCCTTGTTTCTCTCTGCAATTTTTTTAAACACACAATCATATCTTCAATCTCTTTAACATCGTACATATTCTTCACTCCTGTAAAAAGCAATCAAAATTAAGCGACCAATCATAATTCCGATTATTATCCTGACCTAGAAACATCGGCTCTGACTGTCTGCAATCTATATCTTTAATGCCATCTGGTGTACTGCTCTGCACAAGTTCATATATAGCTCTTGCTAATTCATAACCAGATTGATAATTAGGCGATCTTATCCTGATAAGAACAGTCGGATGCCTTACCTCATCATCCTGAGAAAAAAACCGATCCGCAGGCAGCCCATCCGTTCCCATCACAAAAACACATTCTGCAGGCACTACATCTGAAACCGGTCTTACTACACCAACAAACAAGTTAATACCTAATTTAGCTAAATTACTGCTATCTATCAATTCTGCGATTATTTCCGCTGCATTACTATAGGGCAATATTTACACCCCCTATAAACTGTCTCTAATCCTTGACGCTAACCTTTGCGATAACCCTGATGCCGCCTGATTAAGCGGCTGCTCTAGAAATTTTGCCTGTCCAACTCTATGCCTTACATGAATATTCTCATGCACATAGATCGCATATTCTGCTGCTCCGCCAAACCCCATCATAACTTCCACTGCATTTCTCGTTATTTTCGGCTGCTGCACATGGCCACTATTGCGTAATGTCCCTGTATCAACTGGCGTAATTCTCTTTGCCTGATTCATTATCGTTTCCGCCTCTTGATACAATGCTTTTGCTAACGCTTCATTTGCCTGATTGCCTTTGCTCTTTAGTGCCTTTTTTAACTCTTTCATGCCTTTAATGCCCATTCTCAAATTCATGCAAAATCCACCCTAACATGATGCATCCCTTTTTCATCAGGATAATGATTGATAGCCAAAATAAAAGGCTGCCTACCATCAGGCAGCGTAATTCGATCATCTGTTGTGATATTAGGAGCACCAAAAAACCATGCTGTCGTTGTCGCCATTCTTTCCTGACCTTGTGCATCTACGATTAATCTTTGCTTATTTACAACTCTTCCCCGATATACCTTTGGCGGATCATAAACTGGATCTCCCCCAATCGGATCTCTACGGATCAGCTTTTCTACAATGATTGTCTGATGCATCAGTTCCAGAAAATCCCTTTCAATTGTTGCACTTGCCACTAATAACACCGCCTTTTGCCATAACTATCAAAAAGCCTAGAAGGATTACTCATCATATTTCTTTTAAATACAGGCTTAATAAGCTCCGTATCCAAAACCTGCTTTTTCTTATCTGACTTCGTAATTGCTCCAGCATATGGAACCGCTCTTTTGCTTGCCTCTATCTCTAACCTATTTGCCAAATCAAAATAATGCTGTGCTTGCTGCCCTAAAGATAACCTCAAATCACCAACCTGCTTATCCGCTTTTCTCGAATATCTTCCAGCTAGACTTCTTGCTGCATCCGCTGCTGCATACAATACATCATTCCTATGTTTTTTTAATAAATATAAAATCTCTTCATCCTGCAACTGCGGATCATCAGGATCTGTATCACCAAGATAAAACCTTACCGCATCTTTCAGGTGAATATCTGGATTGCCCGAATATGTCCATGCCATTTTTTCACCCCCTACTTATTGATGCTAGGATGCAGCTGTACTCTGCCAATTGTAATCACTGATATTGCCCCACTTGATTCCATTAATTCCGCCTCATGATAATAAAAGCCAGCAGGCATATTCTCTGTATCCTCTGGCTGTAAATCTATTCTAATCAGACCCCGAAGTGGATCTGGTATGGTAATCCCATCGCTAGTTGATTTTTCTAAAACAACCTGCTGCCCATTATATATTTGCATCTGCATTTTCCATCTAACAGATGCATCAGTGATATTATAGAAGTTATTTTCATCATCAAAGACTTGAATATATACTGCCTTTGTTTCTCCTTGCCATAGTTCAAAATCTTGTCTGATCCTAGCCATGAGTTACCACCTCCCCTTCAAGGTATATTGTTTTAACCACTTCCCCCGTCAATCTTATCCCAAAAGTTCTAGTTCGCACATCTAAAAAGTCCAAAAGGCCACTGATACAATCCAGATGCCCTATGAGTATAAATACCATATTCAAATTGCCATTAAGCTGCGATATACAATTTATCGAACCCTGCAAAGCTTTATTTTGAAATAAATCTGCCTGCAAATCAGACTGTATGCTGATATTGACCCTTAAATATCTAATTCTTTCTGCATTACCGCTTACATCGCTTTGCCCGATAATCTCGCCAGATAAAATATGTTTTAAGCTGATTCTCCCTGTTACATCACTTTTTGGATTCACACTCGACTCTAATCCAACATTAAGTTTAAGATTGCCATTTACTATCAAAACAGCGTCTATATCTACTCTAAGCGAAATATGACGATACAACTCTGCCGATAAATCAGAACTATCATTAACTTGCCCTGTTAAACTGATTTTGCGACTTAACTCTGCTTTTGAATCGCTATCTGCTACAATCGAACCCCAAATCTCAGATATTACTTTAATCATTGCAGTTACATCTGAGACTGCAACAATAGAACTGCTTAACGGTATATGTAAAGATAATCCTGCTGATAAATCCGAATTACTATCAATTTGCCCTGATATCTGAGCTATGAAATATTTTTTATAAAGATACGATTCCACGTATTCGATTTCTGATTGAGTTAAAAGCCTATCATAAATTATGATTTCTGCCACATAAGCATTAAGCTGATTTATTGTTCCAACATGATGTGCTCCGATTGTGAATCTTGTATTTGAAAGATTACCCGCATCACCAGTTGCAACTAATTGACCATCTTCACGAATCTGTGAATTTGCCCCGTTAAAAATACCTGTATGAATCACAAATCTGCCAAAATTAGGCGGTCTTGTATATCCAATAAAATTACCTGCGAATATTCGCACCATATTTGATGAAGTATCAATAATGAACCGTGACCCATTATTTTCGCCATCCAATAACCGCCCTGCTGCATGAGAAAACCACACCGCAAAAATTGTTGCTGGCTGATTGATAGCCGCAAAAACAGATGTTTGCAAAACATTCGTTGGCACAAAACTAACCGCTGGTAATCCGCTAGTTGTCAAACCTGTTCTAAATATCGGGGGATTAATCGATATCTGCACTGCATCTAATCCATTTGGTCCTTTATCAAACCAAACTGTGACTGGATCATTATTTTGCAGCCCTAAATAATCTGCCTCATACCATGCAAAAGGCACCGGCAGCATTAACCCATCACTACTTGATCTTGCATTTATTGATCCTTGCAGCACTTTACTTCTCCTCCCCCTTACAAAAAAGGAGGTCAAAACTGACCTCCCCTCATTAATCTAACGTGATTGTGATCGCTCCTGCTGCGAACGAGGCTGTATCATTATTTTCGATCGCTCTTGGCACATCTAATTCACCAAAAGCGATAATATCCGCAGCTAATGTGCTGCTTGGATCAGTTGCGATAAAGAAATATGTTACAGTACCCCATGAACCTGACGCAGTTGGAAACTGAATTTCATTGGCATTTTGCTTTATCGCAGGACCACCCGAAGTTGCTTGTGGCCATTCTGTCGCATCATTTGTGACCTCAACTCTTGCATAACCTGCTCCACCGCTCGGCTCTGTAATGCCTGTGCCATCATTGTTAATTGTCGTAGTCGACAACCCGATATATAGGCTGGCTGCTGGCGAATACGCACTGCCACCCCAAACCAAATCAAGCAAAGCTCTCTCTAATGTTTGAGTGAAACTCATTTACTCTCCCCCTTTTTTTCTCCTGCTTTCTTAACCGTCAAATTCCCACGCAATTTAATCTTTGCCAAGCTTTTTTGACCATGTTTTTTATCCTCATTCATTATCAACGCTTACCTCCCCGAAAACACCTGATTTACCTGCAAAATGATTTTCCACCGCTAATTCCAACGATAGATCACCATTTAAATCTACCTTACAACTAACTGCACTTTCTAACGCTACTACCAAATAAAAAACGCTCAATATATCCGAGGCAGCATCAACATTTACCTCAGGCGATATATTAAGCGTTAAATTTGCCTGAATATCTGATAGCCCATTAACAATACTTTCCACAAATGGCGGGAAATACTTTTTAAACCGCTCGCCACTTGTATATGCTTCACGTTCGGTCATATCTACCGATCGCACAATACCAGCCGAACGCAGTGCTGGCAAGATTCTTCCGACCTGCGTATATAAAACCGGATCGTCTTTCTTATAAATCTTGCCATTAATTTTTAATCGACCCTTATTGACGACTAAAGGCATTTAATCAGCCCCTTTTATTCACCTTCGCTTTCCTGTACATCTTTAAAACTATCAAATGCTAATCCATACTTCTCCATCTTAAAATACGCATTATCCTTACCCTTTACTTTTCTACCGTCCGGCAACAGATATAATCCACCGCCGATATGCTTTGGTTGTAAATTGCCAAGGTAAATGGAAAGTTTTTCCTGCTGGCTTTCGTCTAACTTTGAAATCGGCACTTTTTTCAAATGCCCAGTATTAAGCATTGCCCTTCTAATCCTTTCATGAAAAAAAGCAGCCTCTGGAATTGGATCACCTGGCTGCCTTACACTATCGCCGACTCTTAACCTTCGCCCTGCTACAAAAATCCTTTCCATTCCCTATCACCTCACATTGTTAGCTAACCGCATCTTCAAAGAATACACCTAAATCAGCTGCAACTAACTTAGCATCAAATGCAATTTCACCCTCAATGCGATCTGATGCAACTTGTTCCATTCTAAATGACTTTATACGATTACCAGCAAAACCAGCACCCAAATAGCCTGTCCAGCTAAAGATGTAACCACCTGACGGCTGTAAAATTGACGGATTCGGATTAGCATACACCAATAACGCATTGTTGCCAAAGATGAACGAATAATCTCCTGCTGCGCCTTCATTTGCCAGATTAACTACGCCCCACGGAACTAGCACCCGATCAACATCAAATAACCCAGCTAATATTTCAGTTGTGACTACGCCTCTTTGTGTATATTTGATTCTATCAAGCACATCAGGATGATTTCTGATCGCATTGTAGACCTTTGGAGACAAAACTAAAACATTCGGCCTAAACCCAGTTCTCTCCGCAATCAAGATTGCAGCATTGGTAATATCTTCAATCGGCGTAGAATTTGCTTGATCCCATTGTAAAAATTGCCCAGCAGCCGGATTTGCATTTACACCCTGCAAATCTGTTTGCCATACATTATCTCTAAAGAATCTGCTTGCCCATATTTGTTCTCTTTTAAGCAGCAATTGTTGAGTTACCCAAATTGTTGCATCACGATCAAGATCAATCGGCTGATCAGAATTGGCTCTGATTTGATCAGCGACATCTTTATGAACTGCATAAACAGCAGCATAATACGTCGGAGTATTATCAATTCTAAATCCGCTGCCAGCCGATTCAGTCCCCGGAGCACGCTCTTGAGCCTCTACTCTGAACCAATCATCTTTAAGATATACAAAATAACGATCTGACTGCTTGCTGACTGGAATATTCGGGAAAACTTTATCCGCAATAAAATTTGTTGCATCTTGAATATACGCGATAGAAATATTTGTCAAAGGTCTATTAACATGGACATCACCAGTAGTTGGAATTGGCATATCACGATTCCCCCCTTATACTCTCAAGATTTTTAAGTCAACTCAGGACCATGATAAAGCACCATACAGATAATCTCATCCGCATCACCGCCAATTAAAGCAACACCCAATACTCTATCACCCGAATCAGCGACTTTTGCTTTACCATTCGCATCACAAGCAACTTCATTAACAGCAGTTATCGCTTCACCTGCTACAACCTTTGTAACACCATAAACCCGTATTGCTGCTGCCTCACCTGCTACACCTGTCGCTTCCCCAGGTTTATCCTGTAATACTCCAAGTGCAGCCTCACCATCGCTAGCTAACTCCACCTGCCCATCAGCGTTTACTTTCACAAAATGATACTGATTGGCAGATAAATCATCAGCTGCAACCAACGTTATATCTAGTACAGGAATTTCCCATGCCATTTACATTCACCACCTTTATTTATTTTTTTCTCTGAGATACTCTTCATAAAGCTTTGGATTCATCTCAAAAATCTTGGCAATCGCCTTTTCCTTTGTCAAACCTTGCTCTTTTTGAATCAGACTTTCTGCCATCTTCTCTACTTTTAACCATGCATCACCACCTACACTAAAATGTGATGAGCCAACTTCTTTGAATAACGCACTTTGCTCTAACGCCTCATTAACAGCCATCAACAATCGCTCTAACTTCTCATATTCCTCTTTTGCTTTCTCACTGAAAACTCTTAAAATGTGCCCTAACTCTTCTGTTGTGATTGGCAGATTGTCAAACTGAGCAGCTTTTTCCTCAAACTCCTTTTTAATGCGTAGTTGTTTTTCTGCTTTCAATTCTTTTGCCAGTGTTTCTGCTTTTTCTGCCTGTTTCCATAACGCCTCAATGATAGCTCTCATCTCTTTCGGAACACTGCTTAAATCATAAGAGCCATCTGCCTTTTTAACTGGTTGCGGAAGTCCTTGAAATATCAAGGCCTCTTCCTCGTCTTGAGGTTTATCCTGATAAACAATTCTTTCCGGTACTTTTAACTCAGCGATATCTGCCACAATTTCCAAAATATCCTCTGGCAAATCATTTTTATAAGCCCGAAGCAGTTTTACTATCCCTTTAACTACCTGCTTAATTTCATCACTAGCATTTTCCAGCTTGATTTTTTCTTCAAACTCAACTGGCAAATCTGCTGCTAATACATCAAACAATTTGTCTTTGAGATCGCCCATAAAACAATCCCCTCCTTCTTTCATATCCAAAGCCTTATAAATTAAAAACGCCCGCTTATTCGCAGGCTTTCTGACTAACGACACTTCCGCAACATCAATATTCGTCAACTTATTTGGCATCTTATCACCTCCTTATACAAATTAAAAAAGCGATCACTTGACCGCTTAAATTTCATGCCTTACGCCAACAGCCCCAATTGAAAAACCTGTAATTTCCCCTTCTTTTACTTCCTCCCACAACTTTAGATCATGAATCTTAACTGACATCACCCATGATCCTTTTCTAACTCTTTGCCCATTGATGATAAGATCCATCGGCGCGATATAGCTTTCCACCACATCCGCTTTGGCTCTTTCCACATGATTTTTACCAATCACCCTAGATTTAACTAGAAAGCCATGAGCTGCTTTTTCGATTTCTTCTTCAGATACCATATCACCCTGGGCATCTTCAACATCTGGCTCCAATACAATTCCCGTTACAATCTGCTTTTCCAAATTTATTTTAATGATTCCTGTGACTAATTCTTTTTCAATTTGCACATTTTCATCATCGCCATTCGTGCCTTCCATTTTTTCTGGCAATTCTAATTCCTCGTCCTCTCTTTTATGCTGCAATAATCTGCTTATAATTTCTATCATCCATCTTGGCAATATGCCTTTACTTTCTTTGCAAAACCTTTCCACTTCTTCTTTGGCAACATCCTTTTTTACCCATTTGCCATCTTTATTCTTTTGGTAACCTGCTGCTTTTACAGCACCCCAAGCCACCTTATTTCTCGTTTCCTCATCCTCCCCAGATGCTGCTGCCTGATTGTATGCACTCATCCATATTTCTGCTGCCTCTAATGGCAAATTCTCCCTAATAACCGCAGGCAGCTCGCTTACCCTATCATACGGCATCCCCACTGCCTCCTTTTAATCCTCAAATTCCAAAACAATCGCACATCGGCAATTAACATGAAGTGGACTTGTATAAACTGGACCTAATGGACTATTAAAATTCTCATTCAATCTAACTCTTTGCCCATCCATCGTTTCACATAAATCACATAAACGATCATCTGGTGTAACTAACCACACCCTCCATGTCTTTGCCGTATCTATCAAACCCTTATCTGCTGCCTCCTGCCACAATAATGCCTGCCCCATACTCGCTGCTCTGATTGTTTCCGTTCTTGCTATCGCCTCTGCTCTTTTACGTAAAACTCTTTGAGCATACCTTTGTGCTAACTCCAATGAATCACCCTGCGACAAACCCTGCCTTAACATCCTCCGCCTAAAATTATCAACCGATAACGTCTGCATTTCTGTTAATCCAACCACATCACGAATATATCTAGCTGCCTTATACGGATGCATCCCTTCCGTAAATGCTCTTTCAATGATCTTTCTAACGCCCTGCCTAGATTTTTCTGTTATCTCTCTAATCAAATCAAAACGATACTCACGAATAAAATCGACAGCTCTTTGATTAAGCAAATCGAAACTGACATTAGCTGCTATTTTCTCTGGCAAATATCTTTTCGATACATTTGCCCCATTAACAATAATTTCCATAGTTTTATTCGTAACCTCATCTAAATGCTGCGATAACATATCCCAAGGAATTGCACTTTCAATCTCTGTGATATTCCCAGACTGAAATGCCGATTCTATTCTTTTCAGAACAACTTCATCGTCAATAAATTCTCTGATGCCACGTAAAAACGATCTCTGAAACTCTTTTCTATGGTAATCTGCAACCCCATGCAAAGCTAACCATTCTGGATCTTTTCTTCTTGGCAATTAATCACCCCCTCAGAAACTCATGGCTGCAAAAGGATTCTGACCTTCTTGCCACAGTAATGGACGCTGAAGTAGTCTTAACTGATGAAACATTCACTACAGATTCATACGTCAAGATGGTATCCAATAACTGGAAAGCAAATGGGGGATATGATCGTTTTACAATAACAGACCGTATTATCACATTTAAAACAGATGCAAATGGTATATTTGGTACATTGGATAACAAACTACCTAACAGAGGAAGCATTGGAAAATACCAAGGCTTTCTCTGTATTTATCAAGCAGTTATATTATCTCAATACCCATATTTTTAAGTATTTCATCTGCATCTTCATAGGTTTTGCCATTATCAAGCCTTGCCTGCTCTATAAGCCTTTTAATGCGCTCTAAACTCCGTTTGGGATACATCGCCACAGGTTCTAAATATATCCCTCCATCGACAATTAGCAAATTGAAACTATCGCCTGTTTTTAAACCCAATTGTTTTACAATCCTTGCAGGAATTGTTAACTGCCCGTTTTGTTTAAGCCTTGCTATCATAATCCCCACCCCTGATTGATAACTTAAGAAATCAAAAACGGGAATCATTTAAACCAGCTTTAAACTACCTTTTTTTCTCAATAAGTAATTTATCCACTAATTGCCTATTCCGCTATCATTACCTCTCTATTTGCGTTATGTGCAATATTATTTCTATCATCTGACCATACATTGTCATCCAAATAGCTAGGTGAAGGTAAATTTGCGACTTTACGAAGATATTCTTCTAGTTTTTGATCCGGGAACAAATCCATACCTGCACCAGCAAGCTTAGTTATATAATCGCCAAGCTCTGTCAAATTCGGCACTTCGATATCACCATGAACAAGTTTTGGAAGTTTCTTTAATGAATAGCCATTTAATTTGAATAATCTAGGAATCGCCACTCTGTTAAATTGTGCAGCTATCATATTAAGCCAACTTCCCAATGCCACCGAAAACAAATGCGTTTTACTGCTTGCTAAAGAGAAACTACCGACATGTTCATGGCCAAGCAAAATAAAATCAGCGAGCACCGTCATTGCGATTCGCTGATCATACCTTGCGATTATCTGATCCGTATTAAACTGCCTTGTTCCTCCTGTTGATAAAAGTGTAAAATCATAAAGCTTATGCCCATTTTCATCATAAAGTAGCGGAAATACAATTCCCTCTTGCTCATCTCTTCGAACATTTGTAACTATCCGTTTAATTGATTCTAATATTGCTCGATCCTCTTCTGATGCTTGAGATGATAATAGTTCTGGCGGAACCCACGCTATAGGAAGCCCCGCTAAATCTCTTTCAACACCAATTCCTTCAATGATTTCAATATGCTTTTTAAAATACCACGCTGAATATGCGTTTCGTAATAGAGATTTACCCTGCGGATTATTCTTATATACCGATGTTCTAAACAATAATGCCTTTTCCATCGGTATATACCGCATCTGATAATCCGGTGGAGCTTGCTGCACCATACCTAAAATCTGCCCCGTATCTGAAAAGTCCCAAGACCACAAAGAACTTTGCGCTCTAATCGGAAAACCTCTCCATCCAATACGACCATCGTTAAATCTTGAATCTTTGCTAGGATCCGAATTAGGACCTAATCTGATTTTATATACAATCTCATGATAACTCCATCCATAAACTAACATCGAAAGAATCTCAGATATTGTTTCTTCCCATGTTAATTCCATATCTTCAAGACAACTTTCTAAAAACAATGCTGCCTCCAAATCATCTAACGTTTGCCCCGCAGGTTCAACTCTCCACTCAACCTGCCTGATCAACAACTCTATAGCATGTAAAATGGCACCAATAACTGGATCGTTTAAGCTCATCTCAGTATAAATATCAATAGCTCTTCTACCTTGCAGCTCTGGCAAAAATTCCTCATACACATGCCCAGAAAACCGCATTAAGCCAGTACGCCCAAGCTCTACAAGCTCCATCCTTGCCATTTTACCGCCTCCATTTACTTGTTTGCGTTAGATCCATAACCATTTTCACCTTATAATTTCTTGATTTGACTTCCGCATATACCATAGCCACCGCATCAGCAAAATCTGGCGAGCCTAAACCTTTTTTCCGCATATCCTCTTTACTCTCTAATTTCATCTTGCCATCCGATAAATGCTTATATCTTCTGCTTGTTAACTCTCTCATCAATCGCTTATTTGCAAATACTCTACCGCCTATCTGTCCTGCCTGCAATTTTCTTGCCAGATTATGCCACCACTCTGTTGCTGCGTCCGCATAATTCGTACTATCTATGGGACTACCTCCGGCGTTCATTTCTATTAACTCAACTTCTCTCAATACTTCTTTTGCTCTATCATAAACCCCAGCACCCAAACCGACTGAATCTATCTTAACCACCTTCGCTTTATGCTTTTTAACAAATTGCACCAGCTTTCCAACAACTTCCATCGTAGATAGCCTTGTATATTCCTCATAATCGAAAAGATCATTTCCATCCTTTGCCACAAGCACCGTCGAATCTGCCCCATATCTTGCCACATCAACCGCAACTTCTACAATTCCACATCGTTCTGCATCTAAATTTGCTGCTGCCTCAACCCACGATAAAGCAATCAATGTATCCTCAATTTGATCAGGGAATCTGCCTAAAATCCTAGATTGCCATAAAAACGAATCTTCGCCCCAGTCATTTCTGGCATCTTCGATATCCTGCTCTGTAATTAATCCAGGTATTACCACACCTTTACCCTGTAAATTCGGCGTTTCAAACGCTGAAATGTGACATGTCCACCATCCAGCTGAAGAAAATGCGTTGTAAAACGTACCGCTTAAACTTGTCGGGTTCCCAATTGCCAATAACTTTGCGTTTGACCCACGCACAACCGACATAATTCCTTCCCATATTTGCTCTGAAATACCCGCTGCCTCATCAACAACCACCAGAATATTATCACTGTGTATCCCCTGAAATGCGTCTGGTTCATAATCACGTGTTGCAAAACCAAAGGCGAAATGCTCTTTTGTAAACTCCCAAGATTTAGTTAAAAGCTTACCGCCTAAATTTACGCCATTTGCCTTTGCCCTTGCGTGTAACTTGTGGATCTCTTTCCACAAAATTCTTCTAACCTGCCTATCTGTCGGCGCAGTAGTTACAACAATCGCTGGATAAAAATTTGCCATCCACCAAGCAACCGCTCTTGCTGCCAGCCACGATTTACCTGCCGAGTTACAACTTGCAACAGCGACCCTTCGATTAATAGCTAAATGCTGCAATATTTCACTTTGTTTATCCCAAGGCTTTTCCCCTATAACCTCTTTAACCCATACATCTGGCATTGCGCTATAAATCATCTTCTGAAACTCTCGATCGAGCTTTGTATGCCTGTTGAATTGCCTCAATAAACTCTGGATCTCTTCGTAGCTTCTCTGTGATCTTAGTGGCATCATATTGTTGTACCACTTCCCCACTATGCTCTAAATCGATTTTCTCTTTTAGACCCCATCGATCTGGATAACGTCTAGCGAGAAAATCTCTTGCCGCTTTCCAGTCCTCTGGCATTTTGGACTGCCAAAGCATTACCATTCTAACCTCTGCCTCAGCCTCTGCCTGTTTTAGTGCCTCTAAAAAATCAAAAAACTCACCCGACCTGCTCTTTTCTCCCTTATTAATCCAATTTCTAAACGTTGCATAGCTGATTCCAGCGTATCTACAAGCAACATCATAATAACAACCTGCTTTAATAGCGTCGAAAAGTCTCTTTCTTGTTTCTGGCGTTAACTTAGAAGGCCTACCTTTAGATTTTGCCATGTCAATCACCACTTATAAGCTGCGCTTTTTTTCCTGTAAATTTCTCCCAGCGTTTAATTGCAACATCGCAGTATAATGGCTTAAGCTCTACTGCGTAACATCTGCGTTTAAGCTGTTCGGCTGCGATAATTGTTGTACCAGAACCTGAAAACGGCTCGTAGACAATTTCCCCTTCATCCGAGGTTAATTTAATAAAAAACGCAGGAAGTTTCACCGGAAATACTGCCGGATGCTCTACCTGCTCATTATTTACTGGTATGCTAATTACATTTGAAGGTCTTGCGATGCCTTTTCTTTTCTTGCCATAGATACCAACGTTACCATTTCTGCTATATCTGATATTGTTTTTGTCGTATATTGTTACATTCTCTGAATACGTGCCAACAGCTTTGGGCTTAAATTTTATTTTCCGCTGCTTGCTGAAATGGAATATATTTTCATGCTCATTATAAAAACCTGCGTTAAGCTTCTCCAGCATATCTTCATCTACTTCAACTAACTGCACCATCCAGTTAACATCTTCATGCTTTACAAAGTAATGAATTGGTTCAAAGTCATTTCTAAGCCTGTTTTTCCATCCCCCAGGCAATCCTTGTTTATTCCATATTAGCTGATCAACATATTTCCAGCCATGCTCTACCATAGCAATAACCATCTTCATCACATATAGACTTCTTTGACCATTTTCGCTGTGCTCTTTAATATTTACAAATAATGATCCTTCATCAACTAAAACTTGCCATGCAACGCTTGCTACTTTCAAAAACCATTCTGGATATTGATCAGCAGGTATTGACGCATATTGATTTTTTCTTTGCTCCGCATAAGGAGGAGAAGTTATAATCATCGCTGCTTTTTCATACTCCAAAAGTTTTTCAACTGTTTTGATATCCGTGCAATCGCCGCAGATTAACCGATGATCCCCCAATGCCCATATATCTCCAAGTTTAACTTTTGGTACTTCTATCGATTGCACTACCTCTTCAACGTCAAAATCATCTTCTTCAATTTCATCTTTGACCGGCCAATTTAAATAGTCCTCAATCTCCGATATATCAAAACCTGTGGTCAATAAGTTTTGCCCTAAAAGTTCAAGTTCTTGAATTATGCTTGCTAGCATCTCCATATTCCATTCTGACTCATCAGCCAGCCTATTATCCGCTAAGTTATATGCCTTTGCTTTTACATCATCAAAATCTAGGAAAATTACCGGAACCTGCTTTAATCCTGCCTTCTTTGCTGCCTTTAACCTTTGATGCCCAGCGATAATCATATTGCTGCTTTTCTGCACCAGAATCGGATTTGTAAAACCAAAAGATTCAATTGACTGCTTTAATTTATCGATGCCCTTATCAGATATTTTGCGTGGATTGCCTTCATAAGGTATTAACATATCTATATCCACATAATCAACCTGCAACTTCAATTCTTTCACCACCTTTAAGACTCCACTGCGTTAGTTTTAGCTTATAAAAATGGGATCTTTACCGCATATATCACTCGTAGTGAATATGCATTAAAGATCCCACAATAACGGAGCTTTCTCTGCATAAAAATTGCACTCATCTCTCTTGTCGTGCTACAGATGCAGATAACACCCATTATATCTTTTATATCTTTTTCCAGAATGTACTTGACATCTCCATCAATGCCCCAATTACACTATAACATACACTTCTCTGGCAGTGTCTGCCAATTTTTTAGATAGCGAAAATTTCATTTTTCATGCTGGCAAATATCTCATTCGGCAACATCCCGATTTCATACGCTATCAAGATTATTACATAATCCCGCAGTCTAAACGCTGTTCTTTCACCCACATGCAAGCTTTCCGCTACTTCTCTCCATGTTCTACACTCTTTATATCTAAGCTGTACCAGATTCTGCAATACCTTCGGGCTTTTAGCTAGAGTTTTTGTAATTACAGCCCACTCCCATAACTCATATTGATGCCTTAATACAAATGCTTCTTGCTGGCTTTGCTTCATATACAACTCACGATCAACAGCTGGTTCATCGATTGGCTTGCTCATCACAGGACCAGGATAGACATCTGTATCTTGATCCCTTTGTGCCCAAGAATACAACTTGCCTTCGATAATCGGAATCAGTTGTTGAAATTCCATATACACTCACGCCCTTACGATGATTTCCGCCCACGTGATACAACATATTTTTTTGCCACTTTCTGAAACCTAACAAACGGAATCTTCACTCCATACGCTCTGCCATAATAATCATCCCAGTATGTTTTTGAATAGATATACTTCCGCATTAACGGTCAAACTATCATTTAACGTTCTGGTAACGATCATTGCAACACCTCCTAATCGTTACCTAAATCTTCATCCGCAACTTCACCCTTCGCATCCGATTCCGCATCTTTGCACTGACAACATGATTTTATTTTTTCATCCTCAACTTCTATCTTATAAGCCCAAAGCCCAGCTACTCGCTGCCAAATCTGCAGAATCTCGCATCCAGGGTATCGATTTAAAACGATTCTAACAGCATCTTCCATCGATTCCGCGCCTACCCATTCTTCAATCAACGCCATTTTTACACCTCGTTTTTTACGAAATATGTGAATTTACAGTCGCAACTCTTTTTTAGGCTTTCTAAGCCCTTTGAAATTTGAGGGATATATAATTATACCCTAACCACATTTCGAGCGACTGTGACGCATCCTATTGCGTTTGGATGCCTTTCAAGTATGTTTGTCCACATATCATTATTTTACTCCCGACCCCTCGATCGCCGATAAGGTATCAGACGCCATCTTTAAGATATTTGCTCCCAGTTTTTGCACCTCAGAAATGGTTAAATCATCATACATGATTAACCCTTCCGCCAAACTTCTTATCCGCTTTAACACAAGCTTAGACAGCTCCAAATCCCGAATCATCTTCTTTTCTCTATATCCATACAAACTTACCTCAATCTCAGCAAGCGTATTTCTAAGTGGTTCCAATGCGTTAATGATCACCTTTACTTTTTCATCCAGATTATCAATTGCCCGGCTTTCACTAAGCATCATTAACCCTCCTTACAAAGCCTCTGCCATATGGATCTCCACATGGGGGCATCTGCGATCTATCTTCACGATAGGTTCAAGAAGTTGTGACCTGACCGTTGCTTGATCATCATAAGGATGAAAATTGGTAGGATGAATGCCTTCGCTGGCATTTATCTCCATCCTGAGTTTTGCCACTTTATGCACCAACCTTCTTTTTTCTGTGCATTTCAACTAGCATCTTCTGATACTCTTCCGAGGACATGTTAAGCCACTTCTGCTGCCTATCAAGCACTTCTTTTATCTGCTGCTCTGTTAAGTTAACACTGATTTGCATGCCATCATAGCCTACCTCCATATATTCCCGAGCCTTTTTATAAAAGACCCCAACCGTAGGAAAATTACTAGCACTTTCCCAGTTTTCAATAATCCAATCAACCGTTTTTCTCAAAACCGAATATGGTAAATCCTTTAACCTTTCATAGTAGATGCCAACTCTGTTGCTCGGAAGAGTAACGCCGATTGCCTCACTCACCTGGGCAAGCATACTAGCGATGATATCCTTATTTAACATTAAATAACAAACCCTCCTACTCGACATTAGCAAGAGCTTGTTTATACTGCTCAATCAAAGTCTGCTTGAAACCCTCCTGTTTCTCTTCCTGTAAATACTCAGCTAAACTCTGATTCAGCCACGTTTTGCATAACTTGATATGCTTTTGCTGCCTATTCTCTCTAATCATCTGATCTCGATATTTTGCTGCAGCTGCAATTAAATCGGCTGCTGTTAGATTAAGCTCTTTATCCGCTAAGATTGCCTGATATAACGCAAATGCCTCTGCTTTGTCTTCCTTACGTGGATAAACTTTCCAAAAAGTTTCAAACTCTTCAGGGTAATGGTTTTTAAGGCTACGTTTTAGATTTGCTGTAGCTTTCCGCTCGTTTTTCTTTCTGCCATTTCTCACTTCGTTTTGCTGCTTATCTTCCAGTTGAACGATATTGATATCTTGATTATTCTCTTTATTAATCTCATTAATAGCGTTGCCCAAACCGGTATAAGCGTTTTGCTCATTTTGAGCTAAATACTCTGCCCACTTTGGATTGATCGAGCTGTTCATTTTGGATAAATCGGATAGAACTGGTCCTTCATAGTTTTCAAGTAGTTCTAGTGCCCTATAATTTATCCGATACCATTTAGTCCAATCGTAATTATGCTTGTTATAGCATTTGGAGTATACAAGCTGCGTTACCTCCAAATTTTTAATTCCGCGCCTAATCGTACTGCGAGACCAAAAGGGAAATTGCTGCTCCCAATCATTATAAGTGCCATAAGTCCAATAATATCCATCCATAAATCCCACATTTGTCTGCCTGTTTATTTCGATCCAGTAGTGCATCTGCTGCAAAATTATAGCCTCAACTAGCCCGATTTTCTTTGCAAGTCCAGGCAAAACCATAAGCGGCTTTTCATTAAGCAGCAGTTTGCTCACAAATTACCCTCCTCTCTGCCAGTTTTATTACTGACTATTTAGATTTTTAAATTTCTATATTGCAAATTTCTAAAATTAACAAATCTTGTTTACAAAGTGAAAGGATTTAACTCTACAAAGGCGAATCATATTAATGCGTAGTGCCCAGTCTATTTCCTTAGCCGTAAGGATATCTAGGCTGGTCTTTTTCACGCTACGCAAACTTATCCCAGCACTGCCTAAGCTGGGAAAGGGGCACTGTTGCCCCATAATCCGAGAAGCGTCATTGCCTACTGCCCATTATAAACTGGCTGACGCTTTCAACACCGAAGATAGTCTTAATGCTACCCCTGCAACTAGCATTAAGGCTATCTTTTTGTTTAAAAAGAGGAGCGATAAGCTTTGCCTCAAAGCCTGTTAGCTCCCCTTTTCATCAAGAAGATTCCGCCTATTGCTGATACAGTTTGTTTTTACACAATTCGCCTCAATTCTGGCAATTCCTGCCGGATGGTTCAATTTTTGAACCGAATATGTGTTCGTGATAATTCTACAATTATGTACCCAAAAAACGATATTCTATGGTATTTATACACCCATAACACTTTTCAAAAGATCCTTTGTTAGTCTATATTCGGCTGGCCTTCCTAGCTTTGTTTCAACGTATCCCCTTAAAATTAAACCTTTGACTGCTTTCATACAGCAGTTTTTCGATTGTCCGCATCTGCTTGCTAATTGTGCAAAGGATATTGCTGCCCACTCCTTTTGTTCTAGAACTGTTAGACTAAAAAATTGCGCCATAACTATAAATTCAGAAGTGGTCAATTCACTGCTTAGATGGTCAATAAGTGCCTTCAATAACTTTGCTTGTCTCTCTCGCGCGCACTCTTGACCATCAATGATACGCTGACAAATATTACTCATAGTCCATCACTTTCCGCTTTTCTAAGGCTTATTTTAAGGATTTGGCAAAAAGCAACCTCATCCTAAGCCGCATCAAGCGAAGGCCAATTCCCCTCCTTTCTAACCTGACAGATTTGATTTATCTCCACCCGCTTTTTTAATACATCTTGGTTCGTATACATAGCGAATATGTCTATGTTCAAGCAGGGGTTGTCCAAATATAAACCAACTTTGGATCTTAAAACTACACGACAAATCAACTTTGCTATACTGCAAAGCTATCTACCTGTACCTGAGCAAAAGAATCATCGTCGTTCATAAAACTGAAAAATCCCTTAGCTGGTCTTTCTCGTTCCTGATACTCGTAATCTTTTTCAACCCAAGGACCTTTCTTAATCTTCCAGTTTTCCTCAAAGAGAAAATACTCAAAGCCTTTTTCGATAAAATGAATCAGAATGTATTTGCGCTTAGCAAGTTTTGCCTTATATGCCCGACTGTAAATATCGATCGAGTCAATGATCTCCTGCAAACTATAACTTTCAAGTGCTTTTTTTAATGCCACATACAGTCTTTTTTGCATGTTTTCGCTTAAAGCACGATTTGTGATGCCATGCTTATTCCAAGCCTTAACTACTTCGTTAACTAATTGTTTTTCTTCATCACCCAGAAATCTAGCATTTACAGCCAATTGGCTTTTCGGGTTCATTTCACCTTTAATTTTTTCATCATTCTCATTTGTAATTAAGCCAACGTGCTCTTTACATGAATAGCTTTTCTTGTCATGATAAGGAGAAGTATGTAGTTTATTATGTGTAGTTATATCTTTGTAGTTAGTCTGCATATTTTGCACCACCCCACTGCACATTTTGCAGGGCATGTCTGCATATTTTACACCACCAGATCTAGGTATGTAATCTGGTTTAATACTAGATATAGTTCTACACGTTGACATATGCTCACTCTTGCTTAGTTCTAAACCACCAACCACTTGCATTTCTTCCGTCTGAATAATTTGTCTCTCATCGTTCTTTATCTGTTTCGACATACCACCTGGAATGATTAACAGATAAGAATTAGCTGTATGTACCTTTTCATTGTCTTTTTGATATTCGTAGTTTTTAATTAACCAGCCTTTCTCCACTAATCCCTTGATTGCTGCCCTTACTGTTGATTCACTAGCACCTACCGCAGCTGCTATTTCCGGCATCGATGGGTTAGCTGTACCGGCATACATGCACGATGCAAGATAACATCTAACTGCAATTTCGTTGTAATTAAGACCGCTAAAGAAAATTGCTTTGCTATCATTAAACCAATCAAAGAATTTCATATCCTCAACATGACCATATAAAACAGGTGAAAACTTCTGTTCACTACCTTTTTCTTTAGCTATGTGGTTTAATGCCATAGCTTTAGCGTCTCTTGCTTGTAATATGCTATATGGCACAAGTAATTTATAGCAATTTGACATACTTCTGCCCAATGTAGATCTATTTTTCTTTTCCAA